ATTTAAAGCAATCATCTACTACTACAAAATTCCCTTTATATAACAATCCAGGAAACGGTGTAGACACTATCAGACCTGATATTGAGGCATACACTACTACCATATGGCTAGGGGATGATTGTGGATGTAAGGGAAAATCATTTGAACAAATGTATCAAGGTAACATCAATTCATGCTGTGATGGCGAATAAAACATATAGCAAAAAAAATCAGGACAAACTAAAAATATTCCTGGAAAAACAAACAAAAAATGGCAGCAAGGACACTAACATTAAACCAGGTTGTAAGTCAAATAAAAGCAATAGCAGAGGCACATCAGCAAATTAACACTGTTTACTATGGTGATTTTGATGAGTTTCTAGGAGAGAGTGCAGACAATGTATACCCTGCTATGTATTTTGATTCTACAAATGCCAGTATAGCTACTAGCACATTGACATTGAATTTCAGTTTGTATTTTTTTGATAGAATGCTACCTGAGAAAATCAATGAGACTGAGGCTGTGAGTGACATGCTAAGTGTAGCACAGGACATCATAGCACAGCTATTGTATCAGGAATTTGAATTTGAGATGAATGAAAGTGTGCAATTAACTTTTATCACTGAGGACACACCTGACAATTTAGTAGCTGTAAAGGCTGACATCAGTATGGATTTACCATTTACATCAAATAGATGTCAAGTACCTACATCATACCAATATCCTAGCTAAAACTATTTATAAGCATGGCAAATAAGAAAATAAACGAATTAGACAGTAGAACATCCTTATCACTAAGTGATTTACTTGCTGTAGGTGATCCTACTACTGGATATTTATATAAGATCACTATCACTGATCTAAAAACATTGACAGGTGCAGGAGTGATTTCATTCAATGGTAGAATAGGATCTGTATCACCAGCTGAGGGTGACTACACATTGAATCAATTAGGTGATGTGATTATCACTAGTGCAGCTAATGGAAACATAATAAAATATAACGGATCGAATTGGGTTAATGTACCAATGTACACAGGTACAGTAGCACAATATGTGGATGGCACTGGTGCATATCAGACATTCCCTACTTTATTGTCATCTGATAGGTTAGTCACACAGGTGAGAAACACTACAGGTGCAACTGTTACAAAAGGCACTGTTATCTATTTGAATGGATCTAGTGGTACATTGCCATTGATTGCAAAAGCCCAGGCAAATTCAGAGGCTACATCATCATCTACATATGGAGTAGTGCAGGATAATATTGCTAACAATTCAAACGGATATGTAGTAGTAATAGGTAATTTGACAGCTGTAGATACATCAGCATATGCTGCTGGTGACATATTATGGCTATCCCCTACTGTGGCAGGTGGGTATACTACTACAAAACCATCAGCACCAAACAATTCAGTGTATGTAGGTATTGTGACTAGGAGTAGTAGCACACAGGGAACAATAGAGGTAAAAATACAAAATGGCGTAGAACTTGAGGAATTGCACAATGTGGCCATATCATCAGTAGCAAATAATGATTTGCTAGTCTATGAAAGTTCTAGCACTTTATGGAAAAACAAATCTATCTCAACAATATTAGGGTACACACCTGCAAATGGTGCAAACTATGTACCATATACAGGTGCAAGTACGAATGTAAATTTAGGTAGTAATACAATTACTGCTGCATCTATTATAAAAACAGGTGGCACATCTAGTCAGTTTTTAATGGCTGATGGATCTTCAAATTCAAATTCATACTTGAATGTAACTGGTGGCACATTAACAGGTGAGGTATTTTTCAATGTACCTGTAAGAATAAAACATACAACAGGTTTGGCATCACCTGTATCTGGGTACAATTCAATAAGTGCTGATGCTAATGGTTATTATTTAGCTAGTGCTAGTTTAAATTATTATGCATATTTAAACATCAGTACATTAACAAATAACAGAACAATAACTTTGCCTGATGCTACAGGTACAATAGCATTGACTAGTCAGATTCCATCAATAACTAATTTGGTGACATTGAATACCATGCAGACAATAACTGGCACAAAGGTTTATAGTTCATTGCAGTATTATGATAATGGGGTTTATATAAAAGAGGGAACAGGTACAAGTGAAACAGGGTACACTAGTTTAGGTGCAGGTACAAATCAATTAAAAGTGGGTGTGCAAGGTGCAATACATACTTTGGCATTCCCTACAGCAGCAAACTATACTTACACATTCCCAGGTGCGACAGGTACAATAGCATTAACAAGTGATTTATCTAGCTATGTGCCTACATCCAGGACTATCACCATCAATGGCACTGCATACGATTTGTCAGCAAATAGATCATGGACAGTGAGTGGATCGCAATGGACTACATCAGGTAGTAATATTTATTATAATACAGGTAACGTAGGTATTGGTACAAGTAGCCCTGCAAATAAATTAACAATATCTAATGATGGAAATTCAGTAGTAGCATTTAGAATTAACGACACAAATTCAAACGCAAGTTTTTTATCACTTAACGCTTCTAATGTTGATAGTGCAATTATAGCAGGTGGAAATTCTGCAATACCTTTTGATATTTATACAGGTGGAGTTGCAAGAATAAAAATTACTGCAACAGGTAACGTAGGTATTAATGGTACACCATCATCATATCTTACAAATGTTTATTTTGATGTAATTGGAAATAGTACTACTCAGGGTGGTTTAATACAATCAAGAACAAGTAATGATAGTGTAATAGGCTCTTTTTTCACAAATGTAAATGGATTGAATGTAAGGACTGAAACAAGCCATCCAATGATATTCAGTACTTCGGCTACCGAAAGAATGAGAATCACATCAGCAGGTTTGGTAGGTATTGGAACATCAAGCCCTGTAGGTTTATTACAATTAAACGGATCTATTGCAAATAGTGCTGATGCTGCTACATTAACTATAAAACAATCAGGTACAGCTTATAATAATGGCATCTACTTAGAAAGAAGTGGTGAGAGAAATGGCTATCATATATATATGGGTGGTGCTGTAGATGCTTTAACATTTAGACGAAATTGGAATGGTACTCAATCAGATGTTATGTCTTTAACAAGAGATGGGAATGTTGAATTTAATTGGGGTGGTGGTTTTAAAACAATAATGAATGCGAATAATCAAATAAACGCATATTATAATGGCAATGGAAATCCTTTGTATTTAAACTATGGTGGGAATGGTAGTATATATGCAGGAAGTTCATTGACCTTATTATATTCAGGTTCTGATAGAAGAATTAAAACTGATATTAATGATGTTCAATCTACAATTAATAAAATATTAAACTTAAAACCAAGAACATTCAAATACAAGGAAAACCCTGAATTTACTGCATATGGTTTTATTGCTCAGGAAGTAGAGGAAATTATGCCTGAGTTAGTAAGAACTTCGGAAGGTATTTCAATGTGTAATGGTGAAGAAATACAAAATCAAAAAAGTGTAGAAAGCTATAGTTTAATATGGGCATCTATTTTAGTAAAAGCAATACAAGAGCAACAAATACAAATTGAACAATTAAAAGCACAATTAAAATAATGGCAACACAATACAAATGGGTGATAGCCCAATTAGATACAGCACCATCTTTGGATGGTTTGACAGATGTAGTAAAAACAATACACTGGAGATACCAGGCTACTGATGCAGAATACTTTGTAGAAACATACGGAGCAATGGCATGTGCTACACCATCAGACACAGACTTTACAGCCTATGATGATTTAACACAGGATCAAGTGATAGAATGGCTTGAGGCAGGGCTGGATGTGGATGCATTAAAGGCAAGCGTAGATAAGCAAATAGAGGATCAAAAAAATCCACCTATAGTGAATTTACCATTGCCCTGGAATAAGTAAAAAGATTAAAAAACCCTATATATAAAAAACACGAAAGCAATGAATTTAAAACTACATGAAGTAGTAGCACTACACTACGAATTGAACGGAATCACAAAGCAAAGCAAAGATGGAGCAACAGAGACCATCAGTCAAGGTTTGTTAAAACAAAAAACAAACATGAAAATAAAGCTGTATCTGTCAAGATTAGCAAAGTTAGTAGGTGATGAGTTCAAGCTATATGAGGAACATAAAAACGAACTTTTCAAAAAGTATGGTGAGGAAAATGATGGCATGATCACTATTGAGAAAAGTAAGTTTGCTGATTTTAACAAAGAGCATGAGGACTTACTGACAGCTGAGAAAGAGATAAATGTGCAGGATTTATGGTCAAGTGAATTGACTATTGATTCGGTAGCAGCTATTGAGACTGATGAGATCTATCCAGTATTTTTAAAATTGATAGATAGTAAATAGATGACAAGTATTGCAGTTTTTTTAGCAGGCCAGGCCTTAGCCATCATCATTGGATTGATAGGCATATATGTGAAAGTAAGTTTGAAACTTAAAGAATTAGAGGTCAGAGTAAGTATGGTAGAAAAGAATGAGGATAGCATTGCAAAAAAACTTGACAATATTATAGAGACTATTAATAAACTAGCAATATCAATGCAAAATAAACAAGATAGAGACTAATGAGAATAATTATACTAGCTGTATTGCTGTCCAGCTGCTCTATGATACATAAGACATCAAGCAAGCAATTAAAGGACAGCACAGCAGTAATAACAGATCATTCTAGTCAGTATGTAAAAACTGACAGCACATATACATCTAACAACAAAGAGATAGAAACAGCAGACCTAGTGGTAGTATTCAAAGATTCTACCACTGGGTTTGTTTTTTTATCAGGTGATAGCATCAGCATCCCAGCTACTGCCATCAAGGAGATCAGACATAAGAAAGCAAAACAAAAGCAAAGTCAGGAAACTACACACCTGGTGAAAGATCAGGTAATCATCAATGATAAAAAAAACACTATCACAGTAAAAGAAAAAACTGTGACAGCTGAAAAGAAAAGTATCAGATTTTCCTGGTTTTGGATAATTGTGATAATAGCTGCATTTGTGCTATATACATATAGAAAAAAGATTTATGCAGTTTATAAAGCATTTACTATCTAATGATGGCCAGGTAAGTAGCAAAAGATTTGCAGGCATTGCTGCATTTATAAATGCTATAGTATTGGGTTATTTGCCTAATACAAAACAATTTGTGTTTGATGGGTTTTTAATGTTTTCAGCAGCAGTGCTAGGAGTTACCATTTTTGAAAAAGTTAAGAATGAAAGATCAAAAGACACTAGAGAGGATTCAATTACTACATCCTAAATTAAGGGATGAGGCTGGACAAATTTATGATCAGATATGTGCTGCATTGACAGGATATGCTGCATGTAGATTTGCCTATACTTTAAGGACATTTGCAGAGCAAGATGCACTATATGCCCAGGGCAGATCAAAGCCTGGTAATATCGTTACTAAGGCTAAGGGTGGGCAATCTTATCATAATTATGGACTAGCTATTGATATTGTACTATTGCTAGATAATGACCATAATGGCACATTTGAGACTGCTAGCTGGGATAAAAAGGTAGATGCTGATGGTGACAAGCAATCAGATTGGATGGAGATTGTAGACATATTTAAAAGACATGGCTGGGAATGGGGTGGAGATTGGAGATTCAAAGATGATCCACATTTTCAAAAAACATTGGGGAAATCGGTGACTGAACTAATGGCACTGCACACAGCAGGGAAAGTAGATAAAAATGGATTTGTATTAATATAGTGGGCTGATGATGTGATGGATATAATTTACTACCTATGAAAACAAACAGACCTAGACTATCAGAAACGGAATTTAACTGGTGGCAACTTAAAAAACTAACTGACAAGAATAGATATTCTGTGCTAGTCAAATCTGATGAGCATGGATGGCTGACTGATCAAACAGTTCAAAGATGCATCAATCGTGTGCTACAAAATAATCACTTTGATGAGGTGGCACTATTAGGTGATCTGATGGATCTGCCATATGTCAGCAGACATGAAAAGAAACTATTTGATGATGGCATCCTGGCTGGCTATTCTGAGATCAAAGAGGTAGAATACACAAAAGAACAGATCCTGCATCCACTGAGATTGTCTACTGATGCTAAAATCAGATTTATACCAGGTAATCATGATGAGAGGATCACTAAGCCACACATGAATAGTAAAAGCCAACTTGCAAGGCTTGCTGTATTATTCAAAGAATATAAGACTACAGAGTATCAAAAGATCCTTTCATTTGATGATTATGGCATTGAATGGGATGGCAAAGATTTTATAAATTGGTTTGATGTATTCACAGGTGTGCATGGGTTAAGCCTATCAAAGAATGCAGGTGAGAAAAACATCTACGAATACATGGGTAGTGGTGCATCAGGCCATAGTCACAGATTAAACTATAAGCCTATCACTAATAGAAACAATCCATATGTATGGCTAGAGATCGGATGTGGTAGAGTGAGGACTGAGGTAGAGTATTTTCCTACAGGTAAAATTCCTGACTGGCAGCATGGGTTTGCTACTATTCATTTTTATACCATTAATAAAGAGGTATTCTTTTTTGCAGAGCCACATCAGATCATTGATGGAATGTGCATGTACAATGGGGTACTTTATGATGGGAATCCTATAAAATAACTACATGAAAAATTGGACAATGGATGAGATATTGAATCTAGAAAAAGCATCAAAAACACAGGTGGCAGGTACACACTATGCTAAATATAAGATTCAGCCTACTGAGTTTATATACACTAACAATGTGCCATTTATAGAGGGTAACATCATTAAGTATGTCATGAGGCATAGAGATAAAAATGGGATTGAGGATCTTAAAAAAGCAAAACACTACATTGATTTACTAATACAATTTGAATATGAAAGTACCAAAGGGCTTTAATAAAATGAATACAATAGATCAGGAAATATGGCTAGTAAAAAAATTACAGGAAATGTATGCCATAGAAAGCGAATTGAGAAAGATGCTAGCTACTGTAAGAGGTGGGCAAAGAGTTAGCATGTCTGAGATTGAAAGACCTGATGAGGCAATTCTAAAAGATCCATCATGATAGATTTTGTAGAACATGTCAAAAATACATGTAAAACCTTTGATGTTAAGTGTGAATTAAAAAACACAAAGTATCTTAAAATGGATGCTAAAAATAGGTGTGCCGGATATTTTGATGAATCAGTGCCGGTATTAGCATGTGCCATGAATAGACCTGATGCATTAGAGATTCTAGTACATGAATTTGCTCACTTTACACAATGGGCTGATAAATGCCCTGCCTGGACAAATGCCATGGATGGTGATGCCTATATTAAGTTTAATGATATGCTTGAGGGTAAGAGGGTAAGGAATTTAAAAAAATATATGGGGCTGTGTAGAGACCTGGAATTGGACAATGAGAAAAGATCAGTATCATTGATTAAAAAATTCAAGCTGCCAATAGATAAAAAGCAATATATAAAAAAAGCAAATACCTATATTTATTTTTATAACTGGATGGTAATCAGCAAAAAATGGTGCAGTCAAAATAATAGCCCATATAGAAACAAGGCACTGATGGATGTGATGCCGGATCATTTTAACAATGACTATACAATACTACCAAAGCATATTGAACAGATCTTTAAGGATCAAAAAATTTAGTTTTTCATAGTGTGGTTAAGCCTGCTGTTTCTACAGTGGGCTTTTTTTATTTAAAAAATATTTGGATAGTATAACATTATTTACTACCTTTATGTCCTTAAACCAATTAACTATGAAAAAAGAAACACAAACAAACTTTGAATCTGCTCTGATTCTAATAGTATGCATCATTGCATTTGCACTATTACAAGACAATATTTTTAGATAATCAAATCAAACATCATGGCAGAATTTATAAGATTGGCAGAGATGCCAAAGGGTAAGGCATTTAAGACCTTATCAAAAACTGAGAGGATCTATATTGATGATAACTGGCAATATGAAAATATTGAAAGGATGGCAAAGATCTTAAAAATAGCATACATGGATGTAGATGTATACTGTAGAAAGATGGACTATATGCCACCCAGGAAAGTCAAAGCAAAGCCCAAACCAATAGCAAAAGAAAACACATTTGATGTAGAAAATTACAATCCATTTAGTATATGACAAAAGAGGAATTTTTTAAAATCGTACCAGCCAGGCAGTTTTTTACAAAGTATTGCACTGGGATCACTAACTACTACCATAAGCTGAGAGGCTTTGATGGTAATAAAAAGCCAATAGATTTCACTATTGAGGAAAAAAAGCACATGCAAAAGTGTGCAGCAAAACTAGGAAAGGAATTGTCAAATGTTAAATTTTAGAAAAAAAGTTTCCAAAAAGTTTGTTAGTATAAAATCTTTTACTAATTTAGTGCTATAAAAACACACACACATGAAAAAACAATTTAAAGTAATTGACTTTAACAAAGATCAATTCACAAACATTCTGACTGTGGATCTAGACTGTAATAGATGCCACATCCCATTAGACAAATTTGAAAAATGGCTAGGCAGTACCGACAAATTAAACTGGGTGCATGACTGGTCAGATCATGATGGTGAACATTGCCAGGAATCAGGCAGATACAATATCTCACAATATTGGGATATGTCTCAAAAGCAGATACAGCATGACATCTATGATTTCATTGACATTCATTTTGTATCAAACAATTTTGTTAATCAATTCACAAAAACCACATCAGAATATGCAAGATAATAAACTACCTACATGGTGCGAATTAGTGCCACATGAAAGACATCAGCTATTAGGTGAGTTAGTAGATGCTATGATCTACAGCCCTATAGCAGTGATGACAATACAAAGCATTCTAAAAAGTTTCAAAAAGAATGGCTATGTCAGATCTATAATTTTACCACACGATTCAATCACAAATGAAAATCAATAAAAAATGGCACAAACAATTTACAAGGCTGTCAATTCAATTATGCAGGAAATTGAGGCCATAGGCAAAAACAAAACAAATTCAATGCAGGGCTATAAGTTCAGAGGCATTGATGACATGTACAATGCATTGCAGCCACTATTTAAAAAGCATGAGGTTTTTATCACCAGCAATGTATTAGAAAGTAAAAGAGAGGAAAGGCAAACAGCAAAAGGTGGAGTGCTGATCTACACCATTGCTAGGTGTCAATTTAGATTTGTAACTACTGATGGATCATTCATTGAATCAGTGCTAGAGGGTGAGGCCATGGATAGTGGTGATAAGTCTACAAACAAGGCTATGTCTACTGCATTAAAATATGCTTTGATGCAGATGTTTCTGATCCCTACTGAGGAAAAGCTAGACACTGAATATGATAGCCATGAGGTGACACCTAAGCAAAAGCCAGTGCAAAAGCAGCCAGTATCTAAGCCAGTGCCTGAGGCATCTGAGATAGACATACTAGCTAGAAAGTCATATGCTACAGTAGATGATTTATTGCTGATACTTGACAGCTGTGAAACCATTGGACAGCTTAATAGTTTGTATCACATGAATAGCAAACTAGTAGAGGATAACAATATCAAATCACACTTTACAACTAAAAAAGATGCAATCAGAAAAACTAACTAAATTAGATGAGATAAAAGTGGGCGAAATTATGCCCACTAAATTTGGCCTAGATCTTATGGCTGAGACAGTAGCAGAGCAAGTAAGAGATGGCAATGTAAATGCACTGGGTGCTGTGATCAGATTAAATGCTATGGAGACATTTGTTAAGATGGTAAAAGAAAAGATCAGCAATGAGGTGATGGATGAACTATACAAACATCCAAAGCAAAAGGCTGAAATAAATGGAGTCTCAATATCTGAGATGACTAGTATAAAATATGACTATAGCCATCTACCTGGATGGACTGAATTAGATCAGCAAATAGCTGAACTAACAGAGAAACGCAAAGCTATTGAGGAACATGAAAAAACCTATCACAAAGGTAATTTGCCTATCAAATCATCATCAGTAACTTTCAAAATTCAAATACCTAAATAACATGGAAAACGAATTTATCCCATATCAGCAAGCCTTAGACCTAAAAGAATTAGGTTTTAGAGATGAATGTGCAGCACAATTTTTGGATGTAGATAATCTAGAGTTAAAATGGCAAAAGCACAGAAATATGTCTATAAATGAATCAAGGCTATTGCAAGCCCCATTGTATCAGCAAGCGTTTAGATGGTTTAGAGATAAACATAATTTCACCTATTCAATAGGCAAAACAAATATTGCTGTATTGCATGTAGGCACTACATTTTTACTACAAGACAATACTACATATCAGGATGCAGAAATTGCTACCATTAAAGCATTTATTGACATTTTAAAAAATAGATAAATGGAAAATCAAACTGTGTTAAGCCCTAAGGCTAAAAGATTAGATGATCATGTAAAAAATGTCATGGCAGAATACAATATCAAAAATGTAGGTGAGATAGAGATTGTATTTGTAGGTGACAAAATATGGATTGAAAAAGACAGAAAAATTTTAGGTAAAAAAATCAAAAACAAATAACATGGCAAATGACAAAATCCGTTTAGGAAACGGCAAAAAGAAAAATCCTACCTGGTTAAAAGCATCAATCTGCATTGATGATGCATTAAGCAATTCATTTGATTACAATGGCAAAAAGTATGTCAAGGTAGACATCAATATCTATGATGAGCCTAATCAGTATGGAAAGGATGTGGCAATCTATTTAGATACCTATAAGCCTGAGCAAAAATCAAATGATGTGCCTACAAAAAAAGCAGCACCTACTAAGTTAGTAGAGGATGCTGAAATCATTGATGGTGATCTGCCATTTTAATATCAAATAGCCCAGTCTAACTAACTGGGCTTTAATATTTTATTTATGAAAAAAGATGGGTTAAGATCAGAGCAATATTATGGCACAATTTGTCTTTTTAAAAATGATAAATTGATAAGAGATAAAAAATTCTATAGAAAATATACTAGAGTTCAATGCATGAAAGAGTATATGAATATTGCAAAAGTAGGCACTGGTGATTCATATTACATCATAATTAAATTAGATATTTAACATGTACGATTTTAAAACTAGTCTACCTGCCTATTTTGAGGCAATGACAAACATTAATGAAAAGCAAAAAAAAGTTCTATATGCTATACATCATCTAGGTATCTGCAATGATCATCAGATTTCAGAATATCTATCCTGGCCTATCAATAGGGTAACACCCAGGAGAGGTGAATTAATGGATGCAGGGCTAATAGAAACAGCATTCAGAGGCAAAGATTTTGAAACAAATAGAACTGTAAATTTTTGGAAAGCCAGTAACTTTTGATAAAATTTATTTGTTAGTTTAAAAAGATTGTGTCAATTTTGATACACAATTCATTTAGGTAGTGGATGATCTAAATGAGTTTAATGGTTTATTTGAAAAACCTGCCCATTTGCGATCCACAGCATTTGGGCTTTTTTATTTTATATGGCAAAAGATCCAGCGTTTTTATTTTACAGTAGTGATTTCATCACAGGGGTAGCTTTTATGTCTGATGAGCAGGTGGGAAAATATATCAGACTTTTATGTATGCAACATCTACATGGCAGATTAAGTGAAAAACATATGATGCACATATGTAAAACATATGATGCTGACATTTTCGCAAAATTCAAAAAAGATGCCAATGGTTTGTATTTTAACCAAAGAGCAGATGATGAGATAAATAAGCGTAAAAACTTTACTGAAAGCAGAAAAGCTAATAGAATTAGTAAAAAAGACATCATATCATCTACATATGAAAAACATATGATTGATCATATGGAAAATGAAAATATAAATGAAAATATAAATATAGATGATAATGAAAAAAGAAAATTAAAATCTATAGATGACAGGCAAAATGATTTTTTAAATAGTTTGAGACTATTCCATCCTACCTACACAAAAGAGATGCTGACTGAGTTTTTTGAATATTGGACTGAGCCAAACAAGTCAAAAAGCAAAAT